ATGCACCTACTCGTTCTGATGGTGTCAAAAAATTTAACGGTGGAACTGGTTTCGAACTATCATAATCGATTCTTTCCCAAGTTACTTTTTTCCATTCGGCAGCTTCTTTAGTTCCACCATCTTTTTCTTCTGTCAAATCGTTTACTGATTTTTTTATTTCATCCACATTATCAATTATATATTGAACGATACCATCATCTGAACCATTTTTTTCTAAATTTTCTTCAGCCAAACCATTTTTATTACCTATTTCCAATCCATTTTTAAATGCAAAGTCCACTCCGTTATTATTTCTATCACTTTCCTCATTATTCAATCCACCAATAATTAATCCGTTTTTTTCACCAGTAATTCCGGCACCATTTGGATATTTGAGTTGGTCTAGGTTCGAACCGTACATCGTTGCTAATTGCATTGCTGTTGGGACATTTGCAGATATATTCTGTGATTTTACAATACTATCTTGTCTCCACACAGGAAAAAAGAATATCCCATTATTTAAAATTTCTCCATTAACATACGTACTTCTCTGTGGGTTTAATGGTTTATTGAAATCTACTGCTGTATGTTGGTCATCAGTAATTCTAACCTGATTGGGCAAATCTGGATCCGTCTCTAATTGAAATGACCAAAAGTTTATCGGTGCATTGAGACTCAAAAATAAATTATCCATAGCTTCGACCAACGATAAAGTATTCTCGAAAGCTTTTTTTATTACTTTGGTGTTAATCAACATATTCCTTAAGTAACCAAACTCAAAATTGTTATTAGCTGATGTCAACTCTCCTTTTATTTTACCCTCTGAGAGAAGTTGGTTATATCTAGCCTCACGTGTTGGTTTATCTTTACCTCGCATGTTGGGATCGACAGAGTATAATTCTAAATTTTGCTCAGCACTTCCGTCAAACTTTATAGGTTTTTGTTTACTCGGAGAGAAAGATGGAAAATTTTCATTTACCAAGTTTGATATTTGAATAATATATTCTCTGTCACCTGTGAGGGTAACGTTCTGTCCAGCGATATTTACTGTTGTTCCTTTTTTTACTGGCACGGTTTGACCTGGTAATATATAACTATTGAAGTCGATTGTCTCTAAATATTTACTATTTCTAATCTTTACACTTGATGTACCATCTATGGAACGAAATCTAGTTAAAATATTTTTATCAGATGTCATTGACGTAAATTTAGATAAAACATTATCTTCAAACCAACCCCAACGAACCCATGCGTTTAATAAAATGTGAGATGTAATGTCTTCATCTGAGCTAGTTGGACCTGGTGGTGAAACTGTCTCAAGTATATATTTGTTAGGAAGTGTTGATATATATCTAATACTATTTTTAACTTTTTTTGGGGCATATTGGCCACTTTGTACAAGGTCACCTTGTAACGCTGACATTCTCGTTCTAGTTACAATATTTTCTTGTAAATAGGAATCAATCTTTGAGATAAAAGTGCTTAAAGTAATATTCAAATCAAAAGTCAAAACAGAGTCATCATCATTTGATATTTTTTTAAATTTATCTCTAAGTTTTTGCCTTGATTCTTTTGAACTAACGTCTATCTTTACACCACTATCTATTATATCCTGAGTTGGTAAGGTGTTATCGATTATACTTACCCCCAAACTACCTATAATAGTTTGACAATCAAAAGCTCCATCAGACCTTGTAGTATATTCAAAGTTTTTTATAATACCAACAATGGAATCATAATCTCCACCACCTTTTTTTATTTCCTCAGAATAATCTTCGAATGCTGATTTTGTTAATCCATTGTTACTCATCAAATTTTGAAGTTTTAATAAAGAACTTTTATTATATATCCAACCCCAATCCAATAAAACTGTTTTACCATGTGCTAAGAAATGTGGTGTTAACCTATCAATATCTTCAAAACTCCAACAAGTCCAACTTATTGTTGCTTCCCTTTGAGCTCGAGCTCCACCTTTAAATGAAACATCAATTGATTTAATACCAGGTAATGGTCTTTTATTTGGATTATTCATGTAACCTCTAGATGAATATAAGTCATCATATCCACTAGCTAATTTTCCATTATTTATAATTGTTACATTTCCTTCTGAATCTGTTGTCGGTGTGTTTGGTAATATTTCACCACCCATTAATATCACAGGATTTTCTTGATTAGAACTCATCCTAATAAACGTAGTTCTAGACATCATCTCTTGTTGAGTAAGAGTATTTGTAGGAGAATCTGAATATGAAGTCTCTCTACCAAGAGCTCTCATCTTTTCAAATAATCTTTTTTGAACTTGTTTTGCAATAGGTTCTAGATTAATCATAACTTTAATTGTTTAGTTGTTTAAATTTTTCTAGTATTTCACTAATATTTGATGGGATTCTTAATTTTGTATTTGGTGGTAGAGAGGTGATTCCTCTAATACCATTTGCTTTTGCAATAACCCACCATAATGTAGAATCACCATAATATACTTGAGCTAAATTATCTAACCTTGTACCAACTTTTGTCTGAATAAATTGGTCTGAATTAGTTAAAGGAATGGGTGGATAGTAAGTTGTGGTGTATACTCTCTTACCGTCTTTATCTATTTTTATTTTATTATTATCGTATCTTTTCATATTAATAATCCAAATTTAAATCAGGAGTCTCTAAACCACCACCTAAAACACTATTTATTGCTGGTTCTTTTTGTCCAAACAAGGTTGCACCAGATCCATAATAAGATTTTTCAAATTTTGGTGGTGGATTTAGTTTTGGTGTACCTGGTAGGTTTAATGTAAGGTCATTTGGTGACTGTAAACTAGCCAAATTAAGTTTACTTCCGAACAAGTTATACAACTCAGGATTTTCCATAGCGTCTAAAAAACTTAAAGACGCTTTTGGTAAGTATTCTTCTTCAGCAATCCACGGTATCTCATAGTGTTTTTGTGTAGCAGATGGTAATCTGTTACCAATGTAAACAAATGTACAATTTACTTGAATATACTTTGGTAGTTTTGCAAATACAGTTTCATACGTTCCAGTATCCATCACATTATAAGTTAAAGCTGATATATAACCTGGTGTATCACTATACATCTGTCCTATGGTTAGTTCTGTGTATGGAGATATCATTCCTCTACCACCACTAGCATCAGAGTCTGACCAATGTGGATATGTTTGACCTGCTAGATAGTTTAACTTTTCCCATAGAAAAACTAATTCTTGGTCTGACTTTGGATATACATCGAATGTAAAACCAATTTCTCTAGTTGTCCCTTGATAAACATAAACAGGATCTGGTCTACCGACATATCTTTCTGGTGAATACTCTGGTGAAAACGTATCCGTTATACCACTAAGTATTGCTCTGAATACGATTGGTCTATTTTTTCGAACATCTTTAAATTTAAATGGTATCCAGTCCAATTCATCCAATGGTATTTCTTCTCCACCATTAGAATAACTATCTTTTCCATAAGGTATTAGATTTACTTTATCTACACCCTTATCACTAAAACCTTCCTTACTAATTTTTGATAGAGCTGCTTTTGATGGTTTTCCACCTTCTTCAGATGGTATTAAGTCAAAGTCTTTTGCAACTTTACGTAAACTTTCACCTCGTTTTTTTACATCTTTTACTAGAGACTCTAACTTTGCTTCTTGTAAAGTTTGTGATATGATTTGGTCTTTTGTTACCTCACCAAAACCATCATTATATAATTGTTTAGCTTTCTTTTTAAAAAACTTCTTACCAATTTTACTAGCTTGGTCTTTTATAAAAATAGAAGCTTTTTCTGATATACTAGTCCACACTTTTTTACTAATAAAATCAAATATAGTACCAGACGCAACAAGACTATCTAAATTAAGAAAACCATTTCTATTAATATGAAGAGCACCTGGTATACTAAATATAGACAGAGGATTATATATTTGAGGACTTATTTCTGAAGAAAAAGCATCACCACCCACTTTTCCTAAACCTTTATATGAATCTGGTATAAGGTCTTCATTTACAATTTTTATACTACCCTCTTCTGAAAGATTGTAAAGTCTAGTCGAAACTCGTTCAAACGGATTCTTTCTTTGTAACACTTGTTGTGCTTGTACAAACCTAGAACCCCTTACAAGAAAGTCAAGAGAGTTTGTTGCACCGTTAATTCTACGAACATCTGCAAAGTATCTATCTAAAAATACACTTGGTTCTCTACCAAGTACCCTCTTACCTATTTCATCTGCAGCTGAAAACACAGACTTTACTACATCTGAACCTTTGTAAGCTGGACTATCTATCTGAACCAAACCAGGAAAAGCACCTTCTATTATTGGTTTTTCTACATTACCAACACCCCATCTTTTTCCTATCTCACGAACTATGAAAGGTTCTTGTCTATCTGGTGGAACTTCAAAACTTGGGAAAGTATTCTTTTTGGGTTCTTTTCCAAACACATATTGTCCTATAATATTAATACCAGCGTTGGATTGTTTTAGTTTTGGATTTAAGAATCCACTAAATCCTACGTTTCTAGATGATTCTTGGTTATCATTACGAATACCAAAGGCACTCGTGTTATCTAACATCTGAGAGTAGTAACTTTCAAAGAAACCATCGTTACCAATATCTTCTAATCTAGAACCACCGAATCTAATGGTAAACAAATTGTTCTCATCAAACAAACGATTAAACCCACTTCTATCTTGACCTACAAATATAAAATCTGGCTTATCAAACCCTTGAAGTTTGGATGGTGGGAGTTGATTCGTACCACCCCTAGTCATGTCTCTATTATCAGAGTTAGGTCCTGTTGGAGAAAATCTTGATAAATCTGCTGTTTCTTCTAAAAAAGGCATTATCCCATCAACCTCACTAACTTACCTAACTTACCATCTGCACTTTCTAAAAATTCATTTGAAACTGATTGTAGTTTTTCCATATTAGTTGCTCCATCAGCTCTAGTTATTTGACCAGATGCTGAAGCTTGATTATTTCTTACGAGCCTTGAAAGTTGTTCTACATTAACACCAACACTTTCTGCTAAAGCTCTTCTCTGTAAAACGTTTAATCTATTGAACTCAGCTTCTCCACCAACCTGTTTTAGTATTTCTTTCATCACACCAACTTGGTCACCTTGTATCGCTAACATCCTAGCTCTATCAGTATTTATTGACCTACCCAATAACAAAGAAGCCTCTAAGGACTTTTCTATTGAAGTTTCGAAATCTAACAATGACTCTGTTACCGATGCTACTGCACTCATGTCCAATCCAAGTTTTCTAGCTGCTGTACCTGCTGCTATTAAATTCTGTCCACCGTCTTTTGCAAACGAAGCAAAGAACTCGGCGTTCTGTGCTAAATCTTTCATCACCAATGCTGGAGCAACACCTGCAGCCTCAATCATTGCTGCGTTAGACCTAATCTGATTTAGTAATACTTCTCTACTAGCACCTGATATAGATTCCATTAAAGATAGTGTACCAGCTAACTCATCACTGGTCTGACCAGTTGCAGCTGCTGTTCTAGCAAAACTTAAACTTAGTTTTATTGCCTCATCTACACTTCCACCTAAATCAGATAGTATAGCCCTTTGGGCTTCCTCTACATCTTGTAACTCTAAACCAAATCCTTTTGCAGCCATACCTAAAGCTTTATTTGCTACAAGTAATTTACCTGCGGTTACTACCGACACCCCCAATTCTTTTCTCGTTTCAGCTACTTGTCCAGCAACCTTTACTAAAGCAGCACCTATTGCAACTACAATACCAAGTATACCTAATGGGGATTTTGCTAATAGTGAAAATGATTCAGCTGCTTGTTTAGCACCCTTTGCCATCTGAAAGACACCAGGAAAAGTATCCATTATAATATCTCTACCCTTAGCACTTGCTTTGAGTTGGTCTAGAGTACTCTTAACTTGGTCTTTAGTAACACCCTCTCGTAACCTTCCATCTTCAGTTATAAGTTGGTTTACTTTTGCAAGGTCCTCTGTAACACCTAGTACTTTATTAACTGCACCAAAGTGTTGTTCACCAGCTTGTGCTGCCTGTTCCTCTAAACTTATTACTTCTCTTAGGTCTTCAGCTTGGTCTTTGTACGGTCTTCCACGTTTAGCTGCCATCTTTTTTCCTTGTTACTGTTAAAATCCTGCTACGTTTGGATAACGTCTTTGTAACTCTTTTTTATTTTTTTTGATATATTTTTCGATGTCATCTCTACCTTTTTCTAAATCTTTTATTTTTTTAGCCAACTCTGGATCTGTTGACTGAAGTTTTTTCATTGTCTGTGATTTAGCTTGTTTTGCTACAGAACCAAAAATAGCACCAATAAATTTACTTATCAGTCCTTCTTGTTCTTTTACAATGTATTTAGGCATCATGTTCTCCAATAAAATTAAGTATTATAACTCAATAATAAATATCAATTTTTATATTTATTCATCTCTTTTTTGAACTCTTCCGCCTCTGCTTTGTAGAACTTCTGTAGTCTTTTCAAATAGAATGTACGTAAATAGATAGGTAGATTATATGCGTCTGTAAATGTAAATCCACCTTTAGAATGTAAGATTAGTTGAAATATTTCTTCGTGTATTTGTAACTTATACTCAGGTGTTAGGCCAAAAAAATCGTACGGTGATTGGAATCACCACCTCTGTCTCCTTTCCACTAGAGTCTTTAATAATTGTTGTCATGTCCATGTCTGGTGTAATTTTACCCAAATATTGTCTAAAAGATAAAGAATCCCTAGATAAAAATTCATTATCAACAAAATTATTAATATAAGACTTTTCTGAATTACCATCTACCGATAAAATCATTTTTTTAAATCTTGTAGTTAAACCTGAAGATTGTAGCTTTGTAATCTTTTCCATAGCTTTAATATCAGCTTCAATGTCTTTTTCATCCTTACCATTTAACAGTTTAAAGGTGATTGTTCTTTTAGAATTTGGTAATTCGTATGAAAATTCATTTGTCCCTTTAGGTAGTTTTTTGAAATCTATTTTTACTGATTCTAATTCAGTTAAATCTACACTTTGTTCCACACCCTCATATTCAAACTCATACTCTTTACCATAACCGAGAATACGAGCAGCAACCATGATGGCATTCTTATCACCAATCAGTAATTCATTTATATTTATTGTTTTGTCTACTATTAAAGATTGTAATAAAACATCAATGACAGTTCCTTGTTGTATTAGATTTTGTGATGTCAATATATCCTCTTCTTTTGCGGTCATGTATTTCACTTCTACTTTACCACTAGATAGGGGATGACCATCAACATAGAAATGACCTTTGGATGGTAAGTCTACCACTTCCGTAGGAAATTTATAATCAGCCATGAATGACTCCTTTGTTTGTATTAATATATATAACTAATTTTGTCTTAAAACTATTTTATTTTTTACCGAACTTTTCAGCCGCAGTGACACCAAGTCCAACTACTGAAATGTACATGAAACATTCAAGTATCTTGTCCTTAACTTCAAATGCAGTAAAAGTATCAGCACCCCAACTACAAATCAACATAAAAAATGCTGCAAAACCAACTGTTCTCTTTGATGATATTTTAGCATCACTAGATAACATCTCTTTTATAAAACTCATGTTTACTCCTTAGAATTGTAAGATTGCGTAATCGTATTTAAGTGTTAGAGTGATTTCAGCAGGATCACTTGTAGCGTAATCTAAATCACCAAAGTTTGCGTTCTCAATATAAGCACCTTTAAGTACCCACTCCTCAACAATATCACCAACAGGTCCTAACAAGTTAAATGTTACGTCTTTTTTATAGAAATCTGAGTATCCGTCACGACCAGTAACAGACTCATGTGATAAACGAACCCATTCCATAACAGCTTGAGCACCACTTGGAACCACAGGATCATATAACATGATATCAATTGGTTGCCAGGCACCTTTTCCTTTAATATATCTTTTAACATTAATGTGGTCTAAAACTATCTCTTCGAACTGAATCTGAGGTCTGTTCGCAGTCTTAATTAAATATGCAGGAATACCTTCTATGTACATTATAAACCGATTTTTTGTTTTCGGTTCAAACGGTGTAAACATAATTTCTGAAGGATCTAATGTAGCCATTCTTATTTCTCCTAAAAGTCCGTTTAATTCTATTCAATAATAAATATCAATTAAACAAATTTTTGATAAAAAGAAAAACCCCTCGTAAGAGGGGCTTTTCATTTATTTAGTGTTTATCCTAAATTATTCAGGAAATGTGGCTCCTGTTGGTTGTACTACGAAATCAAGTACAATGAACTCTGCAGTTCTTGTAGGTTGGATAAATATCTGACCTACCAACTGATTTCTGTCTACAACTTCTGGTGTGTTGTTAGTGTCATCCATGACAACCCTAAAAGCACTTAAACCACTATTAGACTGAACTTGTTCTAGATAAGGATTCACGATGTTTAAGAAACGATTTCTTAAAGCTTGTGAGTTCTGTTCGAACACTAGGAATCTTGAAGTACTTGCGATAAACTTTCTTAACGCAATCAACAATCTTCTTACATTTACTCTGTCTAACGCGGATGGTTTAGATTGTAGTGTTTTCTGTCCAAAGACAACAACACCTTGACCAGGAAAAGAAGCGATTGGATTAATCCTACCTTCATAGAGGTCATCTCTTTCAGCATGTGTTAATCTTGTTTTTGCTTCTAATACACTTGTCAATCCACCACGATTCAATCCAGCTGGTGCGAACCACTCATGAGCTACTTGGTCGTTATATGAAATAACACCAGGTAATACTACTGACGGTGGAACCCATACTGGTATTGAACTATCCCTATTAGGTATCAACACCCAAGGATAATAAGTTGCTACATAGTTAGTATCTAGATTCTTGACTGTATCCAATACGGTTTCAACGGTATCGTTATAAGCTGCCGCATCCATAATGTATAGTGCATCTGCTCTAGACTCAACCTTACTAATCGCATGGTTTGTTATGTTAGAGTGTAATCTATGAATAACACCAGGTGTTACTAACAGATTCATATCAAATTCATCAGGATTACTGATTGCATTAATCGCTCTCTTATAAGCCAAACTACCACTTGATGTTGCACTTGATAAATCAAACCCTTGTGTGTTATTTGAAGTTATTGCTGAACCAACATTATATGGAGTTGCTGGATTCTTTCCATCAAATCCCCATTGTAGAGGAACAACAAATTTTCTTTGAGCTAATGTTGAATTAGTTAAAGATATCTTGGTTGAACCATTAGCAAATGTAGATTCTCCGTTTGGATTAGCATTATCATCACCGTTCATGTCTTCTAAACTCATGGTAACATTATTACCAACATGTGCGGTTGCTGGAATCGGTGCTAGATAATTAAAGTTATCATCTTTAATATGTTTTGATAGATAATCAAAACCATAGTAAATGTTAGCATCATAGTTTCCAACACTATTTGTTTGATTTGATTTAAATATCACAGACGGAATTGAAGTTGTACCAGGAACAGTATTGTACACTGCCTCATGTCCCATTGGAACTACTTCTTTTGGATGTTCAAGAACATTATTTTCACCAGATGTCTTAGAATTATAATCGCCAACTCTGATATGTTTACTTAGATTTGGTAATGTACCAAAGTAAGTAAGTTTTCCATTAGAGTCAATGGTTACATGTCTATCACCGATTCTTTTTGCAAAAAAGTTTGGTGAATCAGGATCGAATGTTAATTGGTCAAATTGTTCTAGAATGTTGTCATCATCTAAACCACCTGGATTGTTTACTCTAACTTGTAAAGAAAACGTACCGTAATCGGAACCCGCAACATCAGCTGCTGGTTTTACATCTCTGATAGCAATCTTTAGGTCTTTATTTATATCAGTACCATGTGAACGAGTATAAACTCTGAAAAGTTTAAACCTTTCGTTATTTACTTTTTGAGATTGTAAAAACGGTGTTCTTGCAGTTTGATATTCTTTATTACCAGTCCAATCTGTTGATTCGTTTCCATCGTTATCTATGGTATTAGTACCACTAAAAAAGTCCAATCCATCTGAATCTACCAATACTGAAGCAGATGTATCGGAGTTTGCTTGTATGTCATGAGACGTTCTACTCCACACCTTATATACATAAACGGATGAATTACTATTACCACTTTTTGTAGATTGTGGATCTGAACTCAAAACTTTTGTTACGTAATTAGCACTACTAGTATTAAAAGATAGACTATAATTTTCATCTATCCCTCCAGTACCACCAACGTGTAGTGTGAAAGCATTCCACGCACCTGAACCACTTGATGTTGAAAGGTCACCAGTACCATTCGAACCTCTAGATGGAGCTAATACAGCTAACGATTGAGTAGCTTGACTATCAGAACCACTCGCAGGATGAGCTGCTAATCTTATCGTATCTGCTCTATACCCACCTAGTCCAAGAACTCTCACTACCGTGACAACTCCTGCACTCCTTAAATATTGTTCTACCGTTTGAGGTGTATAAAATCTATCATCTTGACCACCGAATATTTCTTCAAAATCTTGGAATGATGTTACTTGGGTAGGGACAAAAGCAGGACCTTTTTGTGTAGGTCCTACAATAGCTGCACCAATTGCACCAATCGCTTGTGGTAAAAATGACAAGTCTCTTTCACGAGTGAATACACCAGGTGAAACTATTCTTTCTGCCATTAAATTTCTCCTAGTTAATTTTTGTTATGCAAAATTTTAGAATAAACGCAATTATTCTATTATAAGTATAACTTAAAGTCCCCAAAATACACTATTTAGGGAAGTTTTTTTATATTAACCTTGAGGAGCTTCTTGAGGTGGTGCTGGTGTAAATACTCCACTCTGTGGATCTAACTGGCCAGGACCGTACTTTTCATTTAACTTCTGAACAATCTCTTGTTCTTTCTGTTGAACTTCTTCATACTCACCTTCAAGTTCAGCTTGACGATTATCAATTGCTTCTATCTGTTGATTAAGTAAAATCTTCTGTACAGCAATCTGTCCTAACTGAGCTTGTTTATCTTGATAACTCTGTTGTAAATCACCTAACTCTTTTAACTCTTCTTCTGAAAATTTAATCTCATCAGATGCTTCAACAACTTTTGCTTCTTCAGCCATAACTTATTCTCCTATATTATTTTAAGTTAATAGTTTATATAAATATAACATAAATATGTTAAATACAATTTTTTATTTCTTTTTTTATGATGTTGATAAACTTAGATATCTGGCTGGATTATCTGCCATATATGCTTCAACTGTAATAGTCAAACTATTAAATGCACCACTATGGTCATTATCCAATACCCAATTTATTTTACCAGTGCCAGCAGTCGGAGAGTTTAGTTCAATGTAATTACTACTACCTGGTCCTCTATCGGAGTGGATTATCGTTTGAGTTATATCGGTTGTTGTTGCATCAGCATCCAAAAATGCTGAGAAAGAAACCTGATATACTCCACCACCATTATTACCGGAATCCGATGCAACAATATGCATCACACCACTAATCCAACCTTGATGTGCAGCTAGCTCTACTGTTATGGTTTTAGAATTACCTGCTGCTATATTATGAGGAGCAACCCTGCAAATAGCTTTACCACCACCTATGAGGGTAAATGTTTGAGTAGCAGTACCCAATATGGTTTGACCACTACTCGTAGGTGTTACATTAGTACCAATTACGATGGTGTTACTGGTTGCAGTCGCATTTGCATCCGCACCATACCCAATCATAACATTATTTTCTCCAACTCCGATGGCATCACCTGCTTGGTATCCCACCAAAGTATTTCTTGGACCCGTAGTTATGGAATCACCTGCTTGATATCCTACTATCACATTGTCGTCTGATGTCGTAATATCCTTAGCCGCTTCCATTCCAAGAATAACATTTCGGATAGCATTTCTTTGAGTACCAGATGAACTCTTTCCTGCCTCTTTACCGATTATGACATTGTAAGCACCATCGTCTAAATATCTACCCGAATTACTTCCGATGTAAACATTGTCTGTAGCACTTTGATTTACTCCATCTCCATCCTCATCAGCCATCTCACCTGCACCATTACCAATGAATACATTTTCGTTATTTCCATTTTGTGTGGTTAAATTTTTACCCGCACCATCACCGATTAGGACATTGTATCTAGCAGAGGTCAAACTTTGACCTGCCTGAAATCCCATTATGACATTGTTGTCGGCAGTCGTTACATTTTGTCCTGCCTGGTATCCAACGATTGTATTCTCATGTGCGGTACTGATGGACTGACCTGCCTGATACCCGATAGCAACATTAGAATGTCCTGTCGTGAAACCAGAAAGAGCTAAATATCCCATGGCAACATTATACTGACCTGAACTATACGGAGCAGAGGTTGTTCCACCTTTTCCAGCTTGAGCACCTACAAATGTGTTGCGGGAACCAGATGCATATCTACCAGCTTGTTGACCAATAAGAGTTACTTCACTTCCTACTATATATTGACCAGCATAGTGTCCCACGATAGAACTCTGTCCACCACCAGCTCCATCTTTACCTGCATTAGCACCAATCCAAACACCATCGTTTGATGTTGTGTATCTACCAGCTTGGTATCCAACAGCAACATTTGAATTACCGTTTGCAGTAAATAAAGCTTCTGGACCAATAGCAACATTTCCACTTTGATTCCCACCATATCCAGCAAGGTATCCAATATAAACTCCACTATTGCCTGTGGTAGTACCTGCAGCTGCTCTGTCGCCGATTGCTACGTTACGATATCCTGTCGTGAAATTACCAAGAGCTGAATATCCAACAGCAACATTTCTTTCACCTGAAGCATACGGAGCAGAAGTAGAACCTTTTCCAGCAGAATTACCTAAGAATGTGTTGTAGGAACCAGTCGCATATCTACCAGCCTCATCACCAACTGCAGTAGAATACTGACCAACTAAATAAGTTAAAGCAGAATTACCAATAGCAACACCACTTGAACCATCTTTAACTTCATACATGGCTCTCATTCCAATAGCAATACCATTACCTTGATTTGTTGTCGCAGTTCCACCCAAGGCTTCATAACCTATGGCAATCCAATAACCGTGGTCTACTTGTGCATATCCAGCTTTGTATCCTATACCAACCCAACCAGCTCCTGTTGTTGCATTTTGTCCTGCATTACTACCTACTGCCGTAAATAGATATCCTGTCGTAGCATAATAAGCAGCACTATCTCCAATAGCGACATTATTATTAGCACCACGACTAGTATAAAGAACATCTCTACCAATCGCAACATTGTTGCTGCCACTTCTCATACTTTGCATTGAAGATTTTCCAATCAAAATATTTCTATTAGCAGCTAGTAAATTATATCCAGAATAAGAACCTATGGCAACATTATCGTCACCACTTCCACCAACTCCACCTGCTACATGTCCGATAAAAGTATTATGATCTCCACTCGCGTTACCATGCCCGGCAAAATGTCCGATGTAGGTGTTGGAATGTCCAGCTCCGTTATTCTGAACTATTTGTGAACCAGCATCATATCCAAATATGGTGTTACCTGATTTACTATTATAACCACTTGTACTATTATCTCCAGGATCTGAAGCTCTAAGGAATGCAAACTCATGTAATCTTGCAGCTGGTTTACCACTAATATCACTTGGTGTTGTAATCATACCAAACGAACCAGTTGAAGATATCGAACCACTTATGTTTCCTGTGGCAGTAAGTGATTTAGCTTCTATTTCTCCAAGACCACCAAATCGTACCCTTTCACTACCATCAACTTGAAAACTTAATTCAGAATGTGTTTGGTTGTATCCATAGTTAAAAACTGCCTTTCCGTAAGAACCATTTGGACCGTATAATTGTATATAAGAACCAGGATTGGCTACTCTAGTAGAACCTCGTAATTGTAATATACCATTATGAACTCCATCTTGAACTGAAATGGTACTAAGGTAACCACTACTTTGACCATGAATTTCTATCCTACCAAACGAACCAGTTGAGGCTGATGAGCCACTTATTACAGGTCTATTGTTTGAATCACCTACCTCAAATAATTTTGTATTCCTATGTGTAAATCTGAATCCATTACCAATTGCAGCATGGTCGTTAAGTAAAACTATGGAACCTCCAACTTCTGCTATAAACTGACTATTAGCTAAATCAATCTCTCTAGCATATATCTTTCTCCAATCTTGAGAGTTTGTAGTTCCTAAATCAAATGTACCATCAGCTGATGGAACAAGATGTCCTGTAACAGTAGCATCAGAAGCCCCAGCAAGATTAAGATGACCAAACGAACCAGTTGAGGTTGATGAACCACTTAGGTTTGCACCATCTCTCATCAACTCCACACTACCACTAAGGTTTATGTAAACAGCATCTTGAGGACCATTTGTAGTATGTTGATGTGTAGCAGTTCTAAATAGTATTCCACCTCTTGATGCTCCATCACCAGCAGCTCTTCCTTGTAAATGTATCTCAGATGATTTTACACCTGAACTGTATTCAGTAAGTTTTAGAGTATGACTCTCTCTTTTGATTTCTGCTGAATTACCAACTCCTGTATCTGTAAAGTATATCTTAGGACTTCCATCGGTTAAAAATATATTACCTTCCATTGATAGTTTTTCTGATGGAGCTGCCTCACCGATGCCCACATTTCCAACATGGTCAATCCTTAGTCTTTCAGCAGATGCTCTACCTGTGTAAAAGATGTGTGAACTTCTTGCTAGTATACTTACCGCTCTTGTCTTATATACGATACTACCATGATTATTAAATGGAGCAGAACCGCCAGTTCCTGTCATTGATATTTCTGCATCAACTCCTTCTGAACCCTGTCCATCATGAGCTAAGAAACCTGATTGAGCGTAACCTATCTTAAATCCTTCATCTCCAGCAAAAGACATAAATCTATTTTCAGAAGCGGTTTTATCACCAACCCTAATATTACCAAACGAACCAGTTGAGGTTGATGAACCACTTATCTTTGCGTTAGCTGCTCTAAATTCTACATTACCAGCACTAAAATGACTTTCACCAACACCACTTATAATAAATGCTTCATTATGAGAACCATCGAACCCATATAATTGAACTCCATTATTAGAAGTTTCATAAAATCCACCCAAATCATTTCCACTAGAATCAGTAGCCCAAATAATTTTCTTACTTGTTCCTAACGAAGAAACCTCTAATGAAGCATCTGGATCTCCTACATTGATACCGACCTTTGCATCATGGGTAATAGTCAATCTTGCAGTGCTATTAGTACCAAGAATAATTTTACCAGAACCTTCGTTATTCCATACATAAGCATCATCATTAGTAAATCCAAATTGTCCACCAGTAGAAGCACCACTATTTGTAAATCTTATTAAAGAATATTGGTCACTTGCATTTACATGAATAGAAGAATTAGGGGCTGTCGTTCCAACTCCAACGCGTCCTGCGGTATGAACCGAACCAAACGAACCGGTTGAAACAGATGAACCACTTACTTTTGTACCATCACCACTAATATGAAATAACATATTACCATTCATATCTTTAAAAATATGATTGTACTCATGTGTTACCCCACCACTAAAATAATCAGTACCGAATCCAAACGATAATCTTTTTCTTACATACTGTCTTGTACTAGTAGAGAATCCATAAATATCTCCACTTATTCTCATATCACCTTCTACCTCAAGTGGGTAGTCTACATCATTATCTGGTACGGGACCAATCGTCACAGCACCAAACGAACCTGTTGATTTTGCTGAACCAGAGAAGTTACCAATAACTATATGTTGGTCGTCATCTGTATTACCTATTTTTTGAGAACCACTTGAAAATACAACTGAGGAGCTGATAAAAGTGGTTTCCGTCAGAAAGGTTGGGCTATCAATTTTCACCTATTCATCTCCTAATTTCTTTTTAATAAATATCTTCAACTCATTAAGTTCGTCTTTTAATTCTTTGTTTTCTGTAGAAAGTTCTTGAACTGCTTTTATCAATGGTGTTACGAACATCTCTCTTGATATCACCTGACTTCCGTCCTCTCTTTCTTTCCAACCACCGAAAGTATCTACCCCTACATCATCCAACGCTTGTTTAACATCTTGAGCAATCATACCGTGCATAGTTGTATCCAAATCCATGTTGTTTTCTTCGGAATACTCATTCCATTCCTTTGGAAATTCGTTTGATGGTTTCCATTGAAATGTGACAGGTTTAAGTTTATTGATAAAGTCTAAACCAAGTATATCGTTTTTAATATTTCTTTTTTTACGAACATCTGATGTTCTTGTCCAAGCCGCATCGGTATCAAACTCATTCTGAACTATGTTTGATGCTTTACCAAATGTGAACTGATTTTGTGCAGTTGCAACAATATCATATCCTAATACATACTGATACTGTGCATTTTGAGCTGATACATCGGTATTATTACCAAGCATTACATTGTAAGCACCATTACCTATCGTATCACCTGCGTTAGTACCGATACAAGTGTTGTATGTTCCATCCGTAACAGCACCCAAAGCATTATAACCTACGGCAGTGTTTTGTACTGCATAGTTACCATCTGCTTCTGTACCTCTCATAGCACTTCTACCGATTGCTACGTTTCGAGAACCATCATCTATATTCTCACCAGCAAACGAACCAACATATGTATTCTGATAAGATTGTTGAGTTGTAGCATCACCGTGATGTCCAGCTTTTTGACCTATGAATGTGTTCTCATAACCTGTGGTGTTATCATTTCCAGCCTCAAATCCAATAAAAGTGTTACTATATCCTGTTGTGGTTGAACTTCCTGCTAAGTATCCAATAGCAATATTTGAAGCACCTGAAGTAAGAGCAGTAAGTGCATCATAACCTATTGCTATTGTACCAGTTTGGGCATTATCTGATGTACTATTTAAAGCGTTTCTTCCTATAGCAATATTGTCTTGTACTTGTCTATCATTACCAGCTAAGTCTCCACCTACTAAAGCAGCATGACCTATAGCAATATTTCCGTCTATATCTCCACCAGCAGTTCCTTCATCCATTCCACCTAATGCTGATGTTCCAATAGCTATATTTTCAGATTCTCCGACTGCCATAGCATCAGCAGCATTTACACCTATAGCAACATTGTTATCACCACTTACAAGTGCAAGATGAGCTTGATAACCTAAAGAAATATTTGAACCACCAGTTGTGAGTGCCTTTCCTGATTCATATCCAATAGCAGTATTTCCAGCTCCTGAAGTAATATTAGCACCTGCACTATATCCTATAGCAACCGTTCCGTTAGCACTTGTTGAATTTATATCAGTTCCTGCAGCATGACCTATTAAAACGGTATTAGCCGTAGCGGTCATTGCGTCACCTGCCTGGTAACCAATGACAGTATTACTATCACCAGTCGTAAGATTTGCTAAAGATTGATATCCGATAGCTACATTACTTGAAGCAGTCGTTGCATCATACATAGCACCACTTCCCATAACAGTATTATATTGTCTTGCTCCTGCGGAGTAAAAAGCATTATCACCGACTACAACATTTCCTGAACCAGATGTGAATAATCTAC